TGTTACAACCGTTACGGCGACAGCGGGCAACATCTGCCCGACGCCGCTCGCAACGCCTTCGATAATGCCGCCGTCTTTCAAATAGGAGTATTTTGTCAACTCCTGCAACGGATTCCCGATAGTCTCTGTCGTCCAATCGTATGCAATATGCTCTTGGACGCTGTTTTGGAAGTCCTTATCGAAAATCCCGCCAATGCCGCCGACAATACCTGCGCCGAGGTCATAAATGCCTTCAAGACCTTTTACTGCGCCTGTAATCACATTCGCCGCCAAATCGCCTATTGTGGAAAGACCGCGAACAAAAAAGTTTTGACTCTCCTTGTCCTTATACTCTGCACGAGCCTGCTGTAAACGCTGACGTTCACTTTCCTCCAACGCCTCTTTCTGTCTGTCGGCATATTGAGAGACGAAGCGGCGGTTTTCGCGTTCTTGCATAATAGACTGCGCTCTTGCCCTTCTATCCGAAGGAGTTAGTGTGTATGCCATATTGTTCTCCTTATACTTCTGCGGATAAATACCAATTTCCGTTGTAGTAGGTCATAGTAATCTCGTTCCAATTCCCCCAGGAGTCCCAAGCCCACGCGCCAAGAGGTGAAAACAGGAACGCGCCAATGTCGTCCCAGAAGTTGAAGTCATTCGAGCCTCTGTTGTCGACGTTGCTCTTAATGGTAGTCCCGTTCGGGATATTCGGGTCAAACGGGTCGGAGTAACCAAGGGCTTTTAATTTGTCCTTGAAGTCATTGTTTCTCTTGATTTGATTTGCATTTTTATCAAGTTGCGATTGCAGCTGATAATATCTTCCGTCATACTCAATAGATTCCTGCCCCGTAATGATACGCTTGTCTTTTTCGGCTTGCGTCTCCGCCTCCTCTTTCTGCCTATCGGCTTCGGTATAAACCTTCATATTATCAAGTTGGCTCTTCAAGGAATTGTATTCATTATCGCCCAACGCAGCACGATTAGCGTCAAGGTACTGTTGCATACGATTCCTTGCTTCCTCTGTAACAATCTGGTTGCCATTCGAGTCAACGCGATAGTTGGCAGGGTCTGTCTGCATTAAAGCCCAATAGTCCATAACATTTTCTTTTGCCGCAAGCCTATCGGATTCCGCCTTTTGCTCCGCCTCCAACCTTTTCTGCTCGGCGTTTTGAGCTACAATGCCCTTTGCCGTTTGTTCAAGGGTTTGCAGATTCTCGTTATTGAGAACTCCTCGATACTGATTAAGGAACGAGGTCAGCTCCTCCTCCGTGCTGTACCCGCTACTCTCTAATGCGTAGAGAGCTTGATTGTACAGTTCCGATTGCTCCGCCTTATAATCAGCAAGATACTTGTCGAAGATGTTTTGGCTTTGCTCTCCCGCCGAAATGCCGAGATTTGTCTTATTATCCAGATATGCTCTTTCCAGCTCGGACAATGTACTTTCCCGATTCGCGTCCAGGGTGGATTTGTTGGCGTTATAATCGCTTTCAATCGCACCCATTCTGTTATTGTAATCGTTATAGGCTTGCAACATAGAAGATTCGCTTACGCCTAACCCGCCAAGCCCCTGCGCCTTAATTTGCGTCGGGAGATACTTTTTGAGCTTATCAAGCGTAATGCTTGCGGCTTGTTGTGAATTGCGCTTGCTTTTATCAAGAGCTTCTACCGATTGACCGTAATTTTGCTCCAACTCATTTTTACTCGAATTATAGCTGTTTTCAAGATTCTGCCCGGTCAAGTAAGAGTTATAAAGGTTGCTTCCGATAGCCCAATCGACATCGGACATATCCTGCCCCCTCGAAAATCCCTGCGAAGGGTCGTAGTCTGCTCCGTAGTTCGCCTTGTACCATTCCAGGAAATCATTGCCTTGATACTTTGCGCCAAATTCGTTACCCCCTGTCTCGACCGGCTCCTCTGTTGAGCCACCCGTCGGAACAGAGGCCGCAGGAATGCTTCCTCCGCCTGTCGCCGCGACGGACGTCTCCTTCATAGAAGAGAGTGTGTCGGACGATGTTTTTCCGCTCGAATTGTTTTTGATAGTCGGGAATTTTTCCAATGTGGGATTACCCGTAACAACGCCCTCATCGGTTACTCCATAGGCTTTCTGCACAATGTCTCCATTAAGCGCATTAAGCCTATCTCGAACGGACGTTTGAAGGGGGCTGTTTGTTCCGTATGCCTCTTGCAATGTAATCGGCGCTTTCTTGTTCCCGCTTGCGCCCGTCATCGCATTAACGTATTCTTGTTGCGATGAATACCCAAGGCGCTTCCACTCCGGCGTACTCCCTCCGCCATATATCGACGACTGTACAAATTTATTGCTCAACGCCATCTTCTTTTACCTCCGTGTTTATTTCGGAATGAATATAGTTCTCAAATTTTTGCAGGTTATCAATCTTTTTGATGATTCTTCCCCTGTATTCGTCAACGACGAACATATAGGATTGATACATCTTGATTACGCCCGTGATAAAGAAAATCCCTATCTGCAAGGCTTTCCATATCAAGTCCGCATAGCTGAAATCCTGGACGAGTTCCGCGCCGTAATAGCCGAACAGACAAGCAATGATGACTTTTGTGATAACATCGGAAATCGTCGCCCCGCGCTCGTATTGCGATTTTGTCCTGCCGAGATAATACGGGTCTTGTTTCTTTCCACCCTCGCTCGTTAGCCCGCTTGCGGTAAGCGGAGTAAGTTTTAGCCGAAGAGCCTTTCGGAAACACCGTAGCCGCTTAATCTCATCACCGCGAAGGAATTTGTCTTTGAGCCTGTCTTTGTTGACAACAAAGAGCTTTGCTCCGCCCTTTTCATCGAAATAGTCATCGTACCTCATTCCTTCGCTTGCAAGGATTTTTGTACGCTGCATTTTCAACGCTTCCTCGTTTTTCTCTTCGCACCACTTATCCAGGCGGTCAAGATACGGCGAAACACGCACGACAGCCTCTCCGTGTAGCCGAATCGTCTCTTGCACCCTTTCCTCCCGGTCTCCGTTCATCATTCCTTGCAAGTCAAAAATCCGATTGACGAACACGCCGAGGAAAAGCACCACCGCGCCGTCCGCCATAATCTCGCCGAACGTCTTTCCCGTTTTCCCCATTGTGATGACCGAAGTGGCTATGTAAATTGCGGAAACAAGACCGACAACCATATAGCCGATATTCTTTTTCAAGAAGTCTCTTGCCTTTTCGCCCATTATACTCTCCCGCTGCCGACGTACTTTTTAATGACCTCTTCGACCTTTTGCGTAGTCGCGTCGGCGGTCTTATTTACGAGAATATTCTCCCGTGTGATTCGGATAGCCCTTTGGAAACATATACAGTCCACAGCCTCGCCTACCAACGCCATTCCGCTGATGAGCAAAATGTCTGCCAATACAGCCTGTAACAAGTATGCCATAATAAAAACTATACCGAAGAATACAATTCTACTTGGCATACGCAATTTTCCAATGACTTTGAGTAAAAGCAGCACGACAATAAGCGCACCGCCGAAACACAGCTTTACCGTATCTGCGGGCGTTTCAGCGTACTTGTCCCAATTTATCGCAAAAACGACGACCAACGGAGCGACCGAAACGATAAAGCTGGCGATTTCCAAAAGGATAAGTTTACCCTTCAAACTCAACTTTTTCTTCGTCTTGTCCTTCATTTTCGCCTCCCACCTTGGCAATCTCGTTAGCATACCCCTTTGTTACGAGTTCGCTGGTATTGCAGAATCCGAGCCGCACGATTTTTTCTGTATTCTTCGCAGTCGTCTCGATTACGCCGAGCCTCTCTTCAAGTCTGGCAATGCGGCTTTCATTTTTACCGTTGTTTTCCACGGTATCGTTAACATCTTTCGTCGCCTTTTTGAACTTCTCGACGGCAGACGAAATCTTGCTTATAACAGGGGTTGCCGCCAAGAGAATCGTACCAATTGACGACAGCACAATGACGATATTGGGCGCGAGCTTTTCTTCTATGTACTCTTGCCACGCCACGTCGCCCACGGTAAGAAAATACACCCCGCAAGCTATAAGCGCGCCGAGAACTACTCCGATAAGCAGCCCGATAAAAAATCTTGCTTTCATACTTATTCCTCCTCGTCTTGGAAGCCGAAGTCAACGGGCTTGCCCTCCAAACAGTCGTACCATTTTTCGCAAGGCTCGTTGCAGCCCTGCTTTTCGCACACGGCGCAGATGTTTTCGACGGTTATTTTCATACAAACCATTCCTCCCGTTGAAGAGTGCCCATATCACCCGCCGCCTCGATTTGAGCTACCGTTTTCCCGTCAAGGTCATTGACCCAAACCTCGCAGGCGTCGTCGATTTCCTTCTGGGTGAGAAGTCCACGGTCTTTGTCTCCGAGCGCACTAACAAGCCACCTCTCTTTGCTGAAAACCTTTGTTTTTTCCATTTTTAGCCTCCTTTTTTCCGTGATTGCTCACGATTTTTTTAAGTTTATTCCTTGGCGCGATTCCGTAGATGTGTTCCTTGTAGAATCCGCAGCCGTTTATATGAGTAAGCCAACCGAGCAGAGACAACAGCCCCCTTGCTTGATTTACGGTGATGTAGCCCGTTTTCTCAATCTTCCTCACCCGTCGGCACAGTCGAAAAAAAATTTTCTTGCGCAAAAGCGTTTTGTCTTTGTAAAACCTAAACCCAACGAAGTCTATCGGGCGGCTATGCACCTTCCATACTTGGTAATTCGGTTTAAGTTTCAAACCTATGTCGTTGAGATATTTTTCAATCTCGGCTATCGCCTTGCGCAACTTCCTTTTGTTGGTGTCTATCAGCACCATATCGTCCACATAGCGGACGTAATACTTAATTTTTAGCACTTCCTTCACAAAATGGTCGAAGCCTTCCAAAAAGAAATTGCTAAACCATTGCGAAGTATAATAGCCTATCGGGAGACAATCTCCGCCATTCTCCAAGATTTTCCCGATAAGGTCAATCACCCTCTCGTCCTTTATTTTTCTGCGAAGCATACCGATTAAAATTGCGGGCTTTACGCTGTTAAAGAACTTCGATATATCCAGCTTTGCGACATACCGAACTTTATCGTCGCGTAGCGCCCTTTCGACATACTTCTTTGCCTCCATTCCGCCTCTTCCTGGTACGCTTCCGCACGCAAACCGATACATACCTTTCATAAGAATCGGCTCGATAACGAGCATAAGCACCCAATGAAGTATTTGGTCTGGAAAGAACTTCGGCACGGTTATTAACCGTTGCTTCATACACGAGCGGTCATATATTTCGATAGTTCTGTTCGGGCTTAACTGCACCTCATTATCGAGAAGCATTTTTTGAATCCTCAACGCATACTTCTCTTCGTTCGCAAGAACTTTTGCGATATAATGCTTGCGCGTTTTGCCCTGCGCCGCTTTGTGAATGGCGAGCTTTATCAAAGCCAAGTCGCACATTTTTTCGTATAAATAACCTACTCGTTTCATACCTTTTAATCTTCTCACGGTTTTTCGAGACAGACCTACTCGACCGCCCTCTTATCGAAGTGTTTTTTGCCAAGGGGCAAGGATTATGTGTGCTACATATTTTTCTTGATTAAATAGCGACCGCCGATGTTGGAGTTCGCGTTGGACGCGGAATTGTTACCATTCCAATACCAAAGACCGGCATTAGTACCGTTGTTCCAATTCCCGCCGACATTCAGCACGGGCTACACACAATACCCTGTTTTTTGTGTTGTTATATTCCCAAAGGGGGGAGGTGTCCCCCTTTTAATCCCTCTCTGGAAGAGGCTTAAAGCAAAGGCGACCGCCGATGTTGGAGTACGCGTAGGACGCGGAATCGTCACCACTCCAATACCAAAGACCGGCATCAGCACCGCCGCTCCAACGCCCGCCGACATACAGCACGGTGCCGCTGGAACTGTAATATGTATAATCACAGTAGTATGTGGAAGAACTCCCGCCCGAAGCTGTCTTTATATACCCAAGCAAAGGGAACTTGTCAAAATATTCAATCTCCTTCAACCAGCCGCCCGACGTCGGTCTGTCGCCCACATAGTTGTACGGTTGCTCCGTATTCTCGCTTACATACTTTTCGGGGTCGAGACAGATATACACTTTCTCCGCCGAGAAGGTAATACCGTCGCACCAAGTCCACACGTTTCCCCACGGATTTTCGATTCCGCGATACTTGCAAGCGTGTTTACCGTCCGTATTGCAAGCGGTACAATCTTCCTCGTGTCCGTTATTCGCGGAGCCGGAAGGCGTTTTTACGCTGTCCGTATGACCCGTAGCAAGGGCGGCGGAATTGCCGTTTGCATAGCCGTACATAATCGACTGCGAATTGGTCGTCGCAAACTCAATCATAAAAAGCTCTTTGATGATTGCGTCGATGAGGAAATCGTACTGCTGATACCCCGCGCCGTTTGCCTTACAAGCCGTCCGAAGGCTCGGCAGCGTGATATTCACAAGAACGGTTTGTCCGCTCTTTGAGTATGCTTTGGTCGAACTTCCGCTCGCTTCATATTTCCCGACGAGAACATAGTCGATTTCGTTGCCCTTGCCGTCCACAAACAAGGTCGTGAAACCCGAATATCTCACACCGGAGATTTGGTGCTTATAGCTCCCGTCGGAATTTTTTGTTATCTTGGTATAGAACTTCGGGATTCGGATAAACACATTCCCTTCGGAATCGACCTCCTCCCTCATTTCACACCAAGGATAGCAGTTGTCGAAGTCGCTCGTGATTTCGCTCACGCCGACCGATGTCGTCAAGCCCACGGCTGCGTCCGTGCGCGTGAGAGTCGGTGTGGATTTCCCAACGCCGTCAACGCCGTAGATTTTTGCCTTTTCCAAAACCATTGTGCCGTCCTCCTGTTTATGCCTCTAACGCCGCGATTCTGGCTTCGAGTTTTTTGAATTTTCTTGCTATGCTGCCTGTCGCCGCATAGTCTTTTGCCTTTCCTGCCTCTTCCGCAAAATAGGCGTTTGCAACGGATATTTCGTCAATATTGAGCGTAGAGACGGGAGAGCCGTCCACATAGACGACCGTTCCGCTTTCGGAGATGAGACCTTCAAGCCTTTCGATTTCGCCCTCCATATCGCTCACCGCCTCTGTGATTGCAGAAGCGTTTGCCGCAATGCTTGCCGCATAGCCGTCGTAGGTCGATTTCAATGATGTCGTGAAAGAAGCCGTCGTGTTATTGAGAACACTTGCGTTGGAGTGCGTATGCCTCGCGTTTACGTTTGCGTCGATTTTGCTCTTGTAAGTATCGCTGATTTTGAATTTTGGCTTGTTTCCGTCTGCGGAATCCACATAGAGCGTTATCGTTGTTCCGTCCCCGTAATACTCGTTGACAAGCGCCCCAACGGGAATTTCGATTTTCTCATCGTTGTCAAGTACAAGCTCGATGTTTTTTGTGGAAGCGTTGTACGAGCCGCTCTTGACGATATATTCTAGCGGAAGGTCAATCGTAAAGCTCGTGCCGTCCGTCCTTGTTATCGTCAAAATCCCGTTTTCGGAATTGAGCGTGATGTTTTTTATCGCATAATCCGCTTTGCTGATAGTCTCCTGCAACGAATCATACAAAACCTTACCTCTGTACGCCGAAAGCGGCTTATCGACTTCCGTAGAAGCGAATCCGTCAATGACATCTGTATATCCGACCTTCGACGCAAGCCCGTTTGTGATAGCTGTCCGAATATCGTTGTGCGCGTCCGTCGCCGTGTTGTGGGTGTTTAACGCCGTCCTTTGCGGTGTAGAGACGGGCTTATCCGCGTCGGCGGTGTTGTTGCAATTCCCAAGCCCGACCTGGGCTTTTGTAACGGCGTGCGGATTGTTTTTGTCTGCAATATGCGCGTCGTAATTGCCCGTCATAATCGTATTGAGTTCGCCTATCACCCTGTCGATTTCGGAGATAGCCGAAAAGGTTACATCGACAATCGGTTGCCAAAACGCTCTCTTTATATCTTCGGGCTTCATACCCTGGTCGGAGGGTCTGTCTGGTAAAGCATACGCCGACTTGCGCTTGATAGCGTCCTTTGTTGCGCTGCTTACCTTATTGATTTGAGACATCTTATTTCACCCCCTTGTTGGATTTATTGATTTTGTATAACACCGTGAAAGTGTTTATCGCGCAGTCATACTCATTGTCCGAAACGAATCGGAAAATAATGAAGTTAAAGTTGCGCTCTTTGACCTTCACGGAATAGCTGCTCGCAAAGCCTGTATCGAAGGAAAAGTTTTCAAAGGATAAGTCCTCAAACGAGAAAACATTGATACCCTTTGCTTCCAAGAGCTTGTTCACGCTTTTGGTCTCGTAGCCGAATGAAAGTTGACCGTTCACCTCCGGCTCCGTCGAAATCGTCAGTTTGAGAAGGGTCTTACTTGACTCATTCGTGCCGAAGTCAAATATAGGCGTGTACCACTTTGCAACTACATTTGCTCTATGGGTGAATCGCGCGACCGGCGTCGAAGGGATTGAGCCGTTATAAGCAGAAAGAGTCAAAGCCTCGCTCGTCCTGTAATCTTTGAGCTGGAACGATGTTTCTGTTACATTCGTGATATACAGTTCTTTTTGCGAAAGCGATTTATGCAATCGGAATCCGCCCGCAGAAATACTCTGTACCTCGCCCTGCTGATTCGTGAGCTGAAAACAGCACAGCCCTTTATCGACCGCATACAATAGATACGGAACTCCCGCTTGTAAGCCGCTATTCCCGACATTATCCGCATAAACTTCTATCCCGTCATACATTGAGACGATTTGCTCTTCTTCGACAAATATCTTGCCTTCCGATACGGTCAAATTGTCCGCAAACAGCGAATATATCCCCGATGTCGTAAAGGTAAGTCTGTCATTCTCCGCAAGCCCGATGTCGATGTTGCTGTTATAGATGATTGCGTTTTCCGACACATCGAGCGCAAGGTCTCCGCTTTCGCTCGTTTGATAGGTGCGGTCAACATATTCATCATCGAATACGCATACCTGCCCCTGCGGACTTCCGAAATACAGCCGATTGTCAATATTCGCCCACACCCTCGCTGGAATATTCTCCCAAAACCACCACTCGTAATTGAAGGAATCGTCGAGGTCGTCCTCGCTTGCGTATTTGAATCTTGCGTCTGCAATGTAGCACACACCGTCCACCGAAAGATAGTACCGATTCTTATAGACGATTCCGACGGCTTCCGAAAGGTCGGAGTGCGTTTTCAACCGTTCATTGATAGAGCGGCTTCGTTCTCTCGTGTATCTTTCAGTCGTGGCGACGTTGTTGGCAAGAACGATACCAAACACGCCGTTCTTCGAGAGAATTATGTTGTCGCCCCCGAAGTTTACACAAGCGTATCTGCTTACAACGCCTTCGCCGATACTTCCTGCGGAAGTCGGGAATACGCCGCGCACCGCTTCAAGATTTCCGTTGCTGTCGTAATACTCCTGGTATGAGCCCGTGCGGTAGAAAATGCTTGCTTCCTGCCCGTTCTCCTCTTTATAGATTACGAGCGTACTGTCCGAGAGTCTTGCATATCCGTTTACCGCAACGGAATCGCTTCCCATTGAGGCTGTGTTAAGGTCTCCAAAGTAGGTGTAATCGTCCATTTCCGAATGAAAGTCCACATTCGGATAGTCCGAATTTCCGCTCAAAAACAGCCTGTCTGTATTGCCGCTCACACCGAAAAGAATCCCAAAGTTGCAGTTTGTAATCCTGTCTGTATATCCTTCAACCGAGTGCTCAAAGGTTACATAGATGTTGTCCCTGTTCTCGATTTGCGGTGTGGTGGCAATCGTAAGCGTGATTTTTCCGTTTGTATAATCGACCGTTCCGACTTGCGTATCTCCATCATAGAGTTTCGTTTTGTCCGTCTTGGAGTTGCTGATATTGATAATCTTTTCCGAAGAGCCGTCCATTGTCTCCACCACGATAGAGATGTCCGTCCCCTCGTCTATACTCCCCGAATCAAGAGTCCAGGTCTTGTTTGTCTCGCTGCTTCCCAAAAGCTGATTGATACGCTTCGGGGTGAGCATATTCACGTCGTCGAGACTTCCCCTTGTATCATCGAGAACGGAATCGTCGTCGATAGAGATTGTGGTAGTCGGAATATAAGTGTCAATGTTGTTCACGACGCGGCGCAGTTCGTAAGTTTCGCCTTCGTCCCAACTCCCATACACAAGATAGTCTCCGCACCCGATGATGTACGCCTTCCCCTTATTGAAAAAGGCTTGGCTTCTTTGGTCTTTCAAAAGAGCCGTATTGCACTTTGCGGGGGCGTATGTAGAGCTTAAAGTGATGTCCTCCGCCACATAAGCCTCTCCCTCGGTGTGCTTTATGCGATAAAACCTCTTCCCTGCGTGGACGAGCATTTCCTTATGGTCTCGGTTGACGTACCAAAATATGCCGTTGATTTGTTGTGGCTCTCGGTTTATCTCGATTTTGAACAACTCGTTCCAGCCGTTGCGCTTCTTGTTTACGCCGTATTCATTGATGAAGTTTGACATACTCGAAGCGCGATTTGACTGAACACGGAGCCTTGACGAGGAAAAGTCAACCCCTTTGAAATCGGCAAGCTGCATTTGCTTCCGCTCTTTGAGCCCTATGTTTGTCCTTGCTCTCATTTTAAGTCTCCGTCTGCGAAAATACGATCGCCACCTTACTTGCCTTGTTTGCCCTGCTATTCAAAATCTCGTCCATTGCCGCCTCGTACCAATTCCGTGCTTCGCTTGCCTCGTTCGGTTCATCGTCCCGGTATAAGTCCCCTTTGATGAAATACGGGATATGAGAAGCAATGTTTTCGGGAATCCCTATCTCCTCTTCATCGCTCGTCAAAGAAGAAACACGAGGAATCTTTGGGTAATACAAGAGCGTATAAGTATCGCCTTCGTCAAACCCCGCCACGACAAGCACATCACCCTCTTTTTGATACTCGTGGTCGCCGATATATTCGCCGCATTGCGTTACGCAAACAAGCCTTTGCACATCAAAATAATCCTCGATAAGCTGCGGGAGGTCAAAGCGCATAAACCCGCCGCTTGCAAGTCCGTTCTCTGCCGTAAGAGCAAACGACTTGACGGGCAACACCCGCTTTTCCTCAATGCTCGCAAAACAACGATTTATCGCCCCAGGCATATTGACAAGATAGCTCCCGTAATTTTCATCAAGCGCGAGGTTGGGAAGCTCGTCGATTGCAGGGTCAATGTTGTAGTTCACAAACATCAACTTCAAGGCTTCGATTTTTATGTCTCCCAGCTTCATTGTCTGCCTCCTTTGCAATCCTGCGGAATCGAACCGCAAGAAACCTTTGGATTGCATAAAAGCGCCTACCTATTGAAAGATAGGCGCTTCCATGCTTATACGAGCGCAACAACGCCGACCTTCGGCGTACCCGCCGACTGAACAACGATTTTGCCCTTGTTCGTGCCGGACACGTTCTTGAATCTGCCGCTTTCGAGCTTGACAAGGCTCGTCCCGACGGGGACGGTCAGCACTTTGTCGGAAACGCCCTGGATTCCGTTGCCCGCCTTTACGGTGAGCGTGGTCTCCGCCGTGGCGACGATAACAAGAATCATCTTGTCGTCGCCCTCTTTCCACTCGATAGCTTTGTCGGTGCTCGCGGTGAGGGCTTCAAGCTTCACCGTTGCGATTTCGTTTCTCATCGTTACCGCCATTTTCGTTTACCTCCTTATGCGTACTTGACGTTGATATTGATGACTTCCTTCGGACGAACGACCTTCGCGTCGAAAAGAATGAAGCCCTTGACCGCGTCCGCGAATTTCTTTTCGGGACGGTACGGCTCGGTGTGGGTGAGCGGCTTGGCGAAGGCGATTGCCCTTCGAGTGCGAATCATAATGTTGTCCGTCGCACCCGAATCCGTCTTGTGGACATTGTTCGACATCTTGACGACGACATTGCCGTACTTCGCCACCCTGCCGTTTTTGAGCATTTCGCTGTTGTCGGTGTCCTTGTCGATGTACGCCTGTTTGAACAACGTATAGAAGCGCGGCGAAATCGTAACGACGATTTTCGTAGTCGCCTTTACGTCGTTCTCGTACAGCTTTTGGATTGCGAGGTCGAGCGTGGAAAGGATATTGTCCTTCGTAACGGTCGCGGGAGAAGCGTTGAGCTTTGCCACGGACGAATCCACGGCGAAACTTGCGACGTACTTATCCACCTCGTCCGCAAGACCTTCGCTCGTTTCCTGTTCGAGTGCGTCCATAACGCCGTTCACAGCCTGCGCCTTGTCGATGTCGCCGACCATATAGTTGAAGTAGCGGATTTGGTTGATGTACATAATCACCGACGTATCTTCGATTTCTTCGGGCGCGTCGATGTCGTTGTTCCTGTTCGCCTTGGCGAGCGACTTAATCGTGGGTTTGCCGACGCCAAGAATTGTTACGCTTTCGCCCTTCTTTTTGACGCTGCCCTCGTATTGACGATTGCAGTCCTCGACGAAAACGCAGAGTCTTTCGAGTTCACGGTTGATTCCCTCGTTCCACACGGAGGGAATGAAGTTTGCGTATGCCATTTATGTAAAATCCTCCTTTTTTAATATTTCCAATGGCGCATACTTGCCCTGATTCTGTCATAGTTCTTCGAGACTTCCTCTTCGGTCATCTTTTGAACTTGCTCTTTCGTGAAGAAGGTGGTATCCGGCGCGGCAGGGCTTGACAGCGCACCGGGCGAGGCTTTCCTGTTGGCGAGCATTTGTTTCGCCATTTGCTTGGCTTTCTTTTCATATTCGCTTGCGACCTCCACGAAACCCTCATAGATTTCCGTGAGAGGGAGCGCTCCGACCTTTCCGCTTGCGAAGAGTTGGAACTGCCTGTTTTGGATAAGCTGTTCGAGGTTTACATCGGGGTATTTGGTCGAAAAAGATTCTCTGTCCCTCCTAAACCACTCCGCCTGTTGTCCCCCCGCAGCGGCTTCCGCCGCCCTCTGCCGCTCTTTCTGCTTTTGGAACTTTGAAAAGTCTGCCAACGGGTCGCCGCCCGATTTCTCGATGTCCTTCATCGTCAAATATTCGTCCACGTCGGCGGAATCCTTCATTTCCTCGCCTGTAAACGGATTTTTGCCGTCAAGGGCTTCGATGATAGCCTTCTCTCTCGTCGCTTTGAGTTCCCTTTGGCGTTCTGCCTCACGCCTACGACGAGCGTTTTCGGAGTTCTGTTCCCTTGTCTGGGTTACTTTCTGCTCCGTTGGCTTTGGCGGCTGCCCCGCCTCCGCTTCGGGAGTATCGGTGAACTCGACATCGTTCACGCCCTCCGCCTGTTGCTTGGCGACATCAGCGTTGCTATCGCCCTGCGGATTTACTCCGCTTGTTTCCGCTGTTTTGATTTCTTCCGACATAGAAGTATTCTCCTTTGGATTTTTTCGCTGTTCCTGCGTGTAGATTTGTATAGTCAACGAGCTATGCTCGCTTGCTATCGTTGGTCGCCCTTATGGGCTTTTTGTAGTTCATACAGCCGCGATTGCGGCATACCCAAACGGTGGTCTTTTTATCCCGCTTGACCATTCCCTCGGTTTTGCACTTGGGGCATAACATTGGATTGTCCTCCTTGCATTTGTCCCGCTATGACTTGGGCGAAGTCCGTCGCGTCCCTCTGCACTTCCGCGATTTTCGCGTTCCCAAGCTGGATTTGCTGATTGCCCGCCTCGATTTTTGCCTTTGCCTCCGAATAAAGGTTTGCGATAATCGTTTTGAGCTGATTGTTTTCTTGTATGAGAGAGACAACCTTATCGACCGTCTCTTTCTGCTGCTGAATGAGCTTTGCGCTTTGCTCGACTTGTTGCGCGAGCTGCGTAGTCTGCTGTTGCAGGATAGCAAGTTGGCTCTGCTCGTCCTCTTCGATACCCTTCAAGATTTCCGTGCGGTTGGAAAGAGCGTCTTTCGGATATGCCTTCAAGTAGGTTTTCAAAGAGATAAGCCCCTTTGACAGAAGTACGTCAAGCGCGTTGATGTCGCCCGCCGTGCTTGCCTTCGTTCCGCTCGTCGCTTCCACCACGACGGAGAACTCGACTCCCGCATACTCCGAACTGTTAAACACGTCCGTAAACTGTACTTCTTCCTCTTCGGGCTGTCCGAGCTTGTTAAGGACGGGTTTCCCTTGCGGGTCTCTCTTGACCGCCGTCTCTTCGTATGAAAATTCTTTCTGCTCGTAGTAGAGCTTGAAGAACTGTGCGAGCACTTTTCCCTGCTTCTCTTTTACGAGCCAAAAAGCGTCCTTTAAGTCCTCAATCGGCTGTTGCGCCTGGGATTGAAGCTGTGCGATTGCCGCACCGGACATATTCGAGCCGAGCACTTCCCCACTCATAACTTCGTTTGCGCCCGTTACGTTTCTTGTCATCGACATAATGGAGTCGATAAGTTGAAGCGGCTGCGACTGCATTGTCTGCTCGCTCATTTTGCGTATGCCTGTTCCCGTGTTGGAGTAATCCGTCAGCACTTGCCCAGGCTCGTTACTTATCACTTGCCCACGCAAGGCGTTTGGAAGCACAATATACTTTCCCCAAGCGATTTCCTGCGCGTTCAGCAACATCATCGCAAGGTTGAAGTTGATTGCCTTTTGATTCGGAATTATCCCTTCCACTTCTCCAAGCCCGTAAATGGAGTTCTCGCGGATTTCATAGTTCCCGACTACCACGGGATAGAGGTACGCCCTTACACCTTCGGGTACAAGCGTTTCGTCGTGATTGTCGGGAAGGCTATTGTTGGGCGCGTCCTCTTCAAATCCGAGTTCTCTGCCCGCCGCCGCAATATCGGGGGCGAGCGAAAACGGCTTATTGATAATGACCGTCTTCGTCGCCTTCTCACAATACACTTCGCCGTTTTTGCGAAAGTATCTCGTGAGTACCGTACAGAGCTTATTGCCTTCCTGCTCAATAACTCCGTATTTGTTGTCCGTTTCATCGGCGACGATAAGCTCCGGGTCAACATCTTTGTCGCATTTCGCCCTTACACTCTCCACGTCCTCGCGGGAGGCTATCAAAATCCACTTCTGTTTTTGCTCGTCAAGCTCTGTCGGATTTGAGAAGAAAATCGAGAGAGGGTCGATGACCTCGCAGCGGAGACCACCCTCTTTGATTCCGTCCTTTCCCTTTGCCTCCGAGTCCCAATAGTAATGGAAGAAGTACGAGCCTTTTTTCACGCCGTCGTCGATTGCCTTCTTGTCAAGCCCCTCCTGCCCGATTTCCTTTTGTATGTAGGCGGCGAAGTTATTGAACTTCTCCACGTCGACGGTCTCATCTTCCGCCCTGTAAATGATTCTCACAGGGGCGGCTGTGATTGCGCTTTTTTTGCTTCGGCATATCATTTTGATGATATTGACGACCGGACGCGGCAGGTTGCGCGTGTTTTTGGTAGGCGCAGCCCATTGTTTCCCTTCGTAGAATCGGACAAATTCGGGGAGCTTTTTGGAAAGACCGCTACTCGCTTGATAGGAAAGCCCGTTTTGGTAATCGTCCCAAAGAGTCGTTGTCTCTGCGTTCGTGTCGTATCGTTCCTTAATCTCCATTGCCCTCCTCCTCTGCGCCGTTCAACCACTCGTCTACTATCTGCGAGAATGGAACGGGGTCGTCTTGGGTCGTCTTTTGCGAAATCGTCCGTTTGGAAAGCTCTTCGACTTTCTTCTCCAACGCTTCGATTCTTCTCCCAAAATCGTTTAATGCGGGATAAATCTGCTTTTTACGGTGCCTTTTCTCCCGAATATCGTTTATTTTGTCTTTGATGAATTTGAACATCAAAAGTCCTCCCAGCTCATATATTCCCCGTTGCCGCCGCCTTCTTGGTGAAAGTTTTCTTCAATGAAGTCGGACTCTTCGGGGGTTACATCAATCCATTTCTTCGTCTGCTGCGAAGAGATGAAGTGGGCAATCGCTTTTGCCATTACAAGGTCGTCGTGCGCTCCCTCGATAGCCTCTTGCTTGCCGTTCTCCTTTTTGACAAACGTCGTCATCTCTTTGAGAGTAGGCACATCAACCTCTATTGTAGGGTCGTCCCTCATAAGCTCAACAAGCTCGCCTATGATTATCGGCTTCGTCCGCACGGTGGTCTCGAAGCCGACGACCTCTTCCGTTTTGTCTGTGAGCTTGTCAAGTCTCTGCCGCATATAAAGGTTTGGATAGCCGTACTTCTTCTGCAAGACCCTCATCGGGTGTCGAGAATAGTTCGTCTCGATTCCGATAAGGGCTTCGTGATAGTACATTCCGAGACAGTACATTTGCTCTGCGTACAAGTCCTCGTCCATTTTTTGTCGCCGTAATGTTGCGGCTGTCCTTCCCGTAAGGTTATTGATGACCTTCCCCGTGAAGTAGTCCTCGCCGCTCCCTGCCGTGTCGCCGCCGATGACATACGGCGCTTTCCCGACGACCTCATTCTCTTTGTTTCGTTTGACTTGCGGCTCTTCGTGAATCGTGATACAGCCGTCTCTGTCTGCGACGAACTCTATATCGGTTATACGCCACTCGACATCTTCTGTCTCGCCCAAGGAATTGACTATCGGAACACCCTTCTTGTGGTAGGTAAAATAGCCCTGTTTTACAGGTTGCAAGCCCGCCGCCCGCACGAGCTGATTATTGAGTGCTTCCAGGTCAAAAACACAATCTCCGCTCGATATGAAGGCTTCTGTTGGCGTTATCGGATATTCCTGCTTGATAGTGCTTTTATCAAGATACCCTGCGTACTTCTTGCAGTACCAAGTTATCTGCTCTCGGTCAAGTCCCTTTTCTTCAAGCACCTTCTTCCGTTCGATGAGCCAGGAATCCGTTGTTTCGAGATATTCATACTCGTTGCTCCTGTACTCCTGCGTTCGCCACCATTCATAAAAAAGATTGTGGCAGCTCCCCGAATCCCAAAGGTCTTTTGCCTCATTGAAGCCGTTTGCAGTTGTCTCGTAAACCTGTATCGCTCCTGCGGTGATTGCCTCACCGATACCGGCTTGAAGGTCTGCAAGACTGCACTCGTAGAAAGCCACCTCGGAGAAATGGACGAAGTTCAGCGTCCTGGAACGCCCAACCTGGTCTGTTGCCGTCGCTATGCGCCACGACGAATTGAGCTTATCGAAAAACAGCTCGTTTCGGGAATTAAACTTTTCGGACGGCTTCAATTCTTCGGGGAGGCGGTCATAAACGACCCTTGCCTTATCGTTGAATATCGCCATTGTGTTGTCCGAGCGGTCAGCCATTGTGAAGCCCGAAAAGTTCTTCCTTACGATTGCGTATGAAAGCTGTATCGCCGTGATAACACTCGTAAACCCCTGCTGCCTCCCCTTTAAGATGAAAAACGGCTTACTTGTTCCGAGCGTTTCCAGCTTATCGACGAAATCTCGCTGTACTTCGTTAAGGAAGAACGGAACGGTCTCCCTTTTCTTGTTGACGATATAGAAGGCTCCCTCGATGAGCAGATACGGCTTTGCCTGTACTTCCGCCACAAGCGACGGGGTGCTCAATATCTTCACGGCAGAAGCCTGCACGAGAGCCTTATCGAGGTCAAGGTCTTTCTTTTGCGACCATATCCGCCGCCTCTTGTCGATGATGTCCTGTATCGTCAGCATTAGAAATCCTCGAACTTTTTGACGGCGATGTTGCCCTCGACGATTGCCGTCGCCTCTTTATTGGCGAGAGCCTGTTTGTCGTACAGCGTTCCGAGGACGACCGCAAGCTCCTTCACGCTCTCAATTTTGATAGCGGACATCTTGCAGTACAGAGCTTTGCGCTGCGAATCCGTGAGCTGTTTATGGTCGAGCTTCGTAATCTCTTCCACAAGTTCGTCAAGCACATCTTCGCTGTCAAGAGCGCGGTCGAGCCTTCTTTCAAGCAGGGAGCGGATTTTCCCGATAAGCCCCCAGGCGTCCTCTACGAACTCTTCTTTCTTTTTTTTACGAAGTTCTATCAAACTTTCGTCCTCGAACCTCGCCAACTTCGTAACGGGATTCGTAGGCGCACCCTCCGCCTCTGCATTATCCGCTCCCTGCGGAGTTTTCCGCAAAGCTCTTTGCCTCGCCTCTCTCTCCTGCGCTTGCCGAATCCAATTCTTCTCCCAAGTCTTTACGGTGGTGTACGGAAGTCCCAACTTGTCCGCCACTACTTGCGCATTGTTGTTACAGGCGAGAAGCGCAAAGGCTTTTTCCTTGATGTCGTCGTTATACTTCTTGCCTTTTGCCATTTCCTTCTCTCCGATATTGAATTATGGAGCGTAATGCGGGATTTGCACCCGCCCTTCCCCTGCCGTGCTTGCCGTCTTGCGTTCTCTTACACCATACCTGCCGGAGTATGCACTATACATCTATCACGCATAAGGGGCTTGTCGCCCCAGGCTCTTAATAAATCTTGCCGGTGCAATTAAGCTCCTCGTCGGTCTTACCCCAGATTGCGAGCCGTCTTTGCAGGATAGAGGCGTATCTCTGCATTGTTCCGAGCTGTTCTTCCAAACAGTCCTTCATCGCATAAGACAGTCCCGCCGCCGCGAGTTTTCTTCCGTACAGGAACGACGTGAGCTTTACGATTTTCTCATTGAGTTCGTCAAGCTCTTTTTCGACGCGCTCCTTTGCCTCGTCTGCCTTCTTTTCGGTTTCAGCCTTATTGAAACACTCCTTGTAAAAAAATTTTAGGGGCGGGCAAGACTCGAACTTGCAACGCGCGCTTGACACTGATTAAAAATCAGCCGCTCTACCTTTTTAGCTACCGCCCCATAGGTGAGGAGTTACAGCCATTTTACGCTACTTATCAACTCCCCGAAGTTTTTCGCAACCGCTCTCGCGGATTCCCCTTGGCTTTGGCAGCGGCGGTATGAATCGAACATACGCATAAGAGAGTCAAAGTCTCTTGCCTTACCGCTTGGCGACACCGCTATGGTCGTGAGCTTCACCTTCTCACGCTACCATTATTGCACAGAAAAAACTGTACTGCGGTGTACACTTTTCAAAGAAGCTCTGCAAGGCGCTCGATGATTTTATTCACCCGCTTTTGCACTCCTTCTTTCGTATATCCGATGTCTCTGCCGATTTTCCAATAGGCTTTGCCGTTCACATAGCCGTCAAGGATTATTGTCTTATCCAAGGGGTCGAGCTTGTTTATCGCCTCGATATACCGCGATTCCAGCTCTGTCGCCCGCTGTATGTACTTTGCCGTATCAAGCGTTGCAAGCACCGCCTCGATGTCTGCAATGTTCTGTTTGACCTCTTCGGTCTGTTCCTGCTTTTGCAGGATTTCAAGGCGTTCCTTATGCCTCTTCTCGACCGTCAAAGAAACCTCGATACTATGCGTTATCTTCCGAAGAAGCCGAAGGTCTCTCTTGATTTTCTCCGTCGTCTCCATTCTCACCTCCTGGCTTCGGAATGAACTTTAATCCTTGGCTTACGGCTTTGCGCTCGCTCCCCTTATAAAGCTCAAACCACACAAGGATTGCCCCGCTGTCTTTATCGACCGCCCCAAAGTACCGAAGTTCCTCGCCCCTTTTCTTGATAGCGTTTTTGAGCTTCGTTCGCAACTCGTCGGACTCCTGCGCTCCTTCCGTGTCGTAGCCTTGTTCCGAAAGGAAGGAATATCCGAGCTTGTCAATCGCAGCATAAACTTCGGAAGGGATTACATCAAAAATGTCAATTTCTTTTTTCTTCCTTGCCATTACCACCTCCCTACAAGCTCGCCGAGAACTCGAATCGCGGTTTCCTGTTCCGAAATTTTTGCGTTCCGAAGGCAAATCTCGTCTTTTGCGCGGGAAAGAGCCTCCTTGCTTTGACCCAACGCCCTGTTGAGAATTGCAAGCCTTTCTGTCTGGGCGGCTTGTTCTTCGTCCTCATTCTGCGTAACAAAGGAAAACATACAGTAATTCGGAGCAAGCCCTTTGAATCCTGCGCCGTGCAAAACGTGCGTAATACGAATTGTTATACTGCGACCGGTGAACTTCTCGCCGTCCCACTCGCACAAGCTGTATATGTCCCCGATTTTGAAGTCTCGGTCGTTGTACCGCACCTCTGCTCGTTTGAATCCGTCCGACACCGCTTCAAAGTATTCGGGAAAGATTTTCAAGACGTTCTCCTGCTTATCGCTCATTTTTCAGCGCCTCCATAATAAAATTTGCGTGTTCCTGCAACTCTCTGTCGTTTTCTTCGGCAGGGCAGTATCCTTCGTGTTGCTTATCGTCTGTGTCGCAAACTTCGCCCCTATCACCGTTCCAAAAACAATACCCGTCGCAGTAGTAATAGCACTTTCTTTTCACTTCTCTCCTCCTTTTAGTTGCGTGAGGCGGGTTTCGGCGGCTTCGCGAGTAAGATATATACGAGCCACTTTGTTAAACAATACAGTAGATACACCAAAGTCCATTCGAGTAGTTATCCAAAGCCCTATGGAATCTATTTGTAATTGTATAACTTCCGTTTCGCGTATTTCGCCGTCTATAATTTCATAAACAGTATCCCCCAGCTTGCAAGGCAACTCTACCGCTTCGAGCCTCTCGCACAGAGTGGCATTTTGGGCTTTGACACTTTCGACCTCGTTCCTCAAAGAGCCGTTTTCAGCCAACAAGCGATGAATAAAATCAAACGCAACTCTTCCGAGGCGCTTATCGCACTCCCCACCTTTGCTTCCAGACATCGCTCTTCCCCAAAAGGGACATTCGGCTGAACAGGCTTTTGAGCTTTGACAAAAATTTACGACCTCGATAATTTCTTCATCAGTCATCTTGCTTTTCCTCCGTAAACCCGCCAAGAGCCTCTCTCGTAACCGCATTTAGCCCGCTGATGAGTGAAAGATAGTCGCTTGAATCCCCTCTGCCGCGCAGAAGAATATGCGCTCCATTCTTCCCGACGACAACAACAGCACACAACTTCCCACCAATGTTATCTACCGGAGTCCCCTTTTTATCTTTTACAATGACATTCATCTTACCGCCTCCTGTGCGAATTTGCATTCGGGCAAGAAGCAAAATGCGAAATGTAGCCGATACCAGACTCCTTACCCTCTTCGCCTTCAAGGTCTGCCCGCACGACTTCGCCGTTCGGTCTTACTATGTTTGCCTTTCCGTCCTTGTTTTCCCAATACACGACTTCTTTTGCGTTGCAGGGCATAGCTTTCCCCGACGTTGTTTTTATCCAGATGATTTCTGCCCCGCAAGACTTACACCTCACCATTACTCCACCTCCGGCGTTCCGACATATACGAGAATCGCCTTTTTCCAAGGAAGCGCTTCCGCTTGTTCGTGTGCCATTTTTTCGACCTGCTCATCGGAAAGGCTTTTGTCTTTGTAAAGGATTTCTTCTGCGAAATACTCCTCGATTTCGTCTTGGTCTCCCCTTGTGTAGAAGCGATTTTCGCCATACTTTTCAACGCAAACATACTCGCCTACATAGCAATCGCCCCACGAGCCAATCCAATAAGTGTACCCGTCATCGGCAACAACTTCGCTATACACAAGCAGCACGACGGGCAGCGAAGGATTCTCGTTGATGAGCTTCACGAGCTTTGCGGTTTTTTCGTCCTCGATAGGATTTTCCGAGAACGATGTCCGAACAGGGAGAACAAGTTGGTCGAGCTGTATGCCGCCCTCGGCTTGTGCGCTGATACAAAACGCCTCCACCCTACTCCTCTTTGTTTCGAGAATTGCCAAGCGATTTCGGTGGTCGTCGCCCGCCTCCGCAAGCGTTTTGAAAGCCCGTGATAGATATGTAGCATTTACGCCAATTTCTCTGTCGTGCCTCTTGGCATTCTCCCAAATTTCTTCCATATCCACCTTCCATAAATCTGGGTGTTGGAATTGGTATCGTATTTTTCCGATTGGTTGCTCAAATTCTACGGTCGTATTGGCTCCGTCCGAAGAGATGATGACATCGTTCATTTCACCTGCGCTCGTTTTGAACGGTACCGCTTTGATATAAGCGACAAACTCCTCTTTGTTCGGCTCTTTGCAGGGAATGATGATTCTCCCCGAACGATAGCCGTCCAACGAATACCCAACGATTTTGTCCTCCTTGATTTCAAGGCGAATGTATTGCAATGCCGGTCGCGCATTATCTTTTGCGACACAATCCTTTAATCTGATGAGGATTTTCTTAAAAATCCTTTCGTTGATTTTAATGTTGTTCATTTTTAACTCCTTTCGTTGAAGTGAGCGGTCGTTACCGCTATCGGAAACTCCTCTATTTCGCTCGCCCATAAGCACGAGCCTTTTCCGTTGAGCTGTTCCCATATCAGCGGAAAACCGCCGATACCGTCAAACAAACTCGCCATTGTTGCATTGCGCTCAAAACAAGCGCATAATCTTTTCAGTACCCACCGCCAGGGTGGTATTGCTATCGAATTACCGAGAGCCTTATATCTTGCGGAATCATTTGATTCGTGTTTCTTCCCCTTGCTGTCAGTCCATTCGCCAATGTCCGTCCAACCGTCTGGGAATCCCTGCAATCTCTCGCATTCGAGGGGTGTAAGGCGGCGGACACCGTACTTGTTCATAACTGCTTGTTGGTCGTGCATACAGTTCAATGCACCAGCCACTTTATGAAGTCCCGTTTGCTGAACTTGACCGTTCCCTACCGCATAACACACCGCACCAGGACCCTTTGCGACAAGCGTTTGAGAAACATCTTCATCGTTGATATTCGGGTCGAATTGCGCATTCTTTCCTTGATTGAAGGCGGCGCGGTCGATAGAATACAGCACCCCGACGGAAGCCTGTCCTCCAACAGGATTCCCCGATGATAAACACGGGGATTTGTCTCCCGCTATCGGGTCTTGCGTAAGATGAAAGGCAAGTTCATTGTCAAGGCAAATAGGCACTTGATTTCCGCCCGTACCCATTCGGCTTTGAAGTGTCGGTGATTTTTCTCCGCATTCACGAATCACATCGTCTGCGTGAGTCATATCATAGCAAACAGCCATTCCCGTACTTCCCGCCCGCAGCGTTTCGCTTCGTTCCACTTCTGCACCGACACTTCTTGCCTTGCTCCCCATTAAGTAATTAAACCCGATTGCCGTTCCAAGGTCTCTTTGAGAAGCCTCGGAAGCGCCTTTCCTCTCGCCTCCGCTCTCCGAAGCACACCACGACAGGCTTTCTCGGACAAAAAGTATTTCGGGTGCGGATTGTCCTCCAAAATCTGCGATAAGTGCGATTCTACGACGGCGTTGGGGGACTCCCCAAAACTGCGCGTCGAGAACTCTCCAAGCGACTGAATACCCGTTTCCCAAGATACAGCCGCTTGTTTCCCATTTACCCCCCCCCGCAGG